ATTTCCTACTCTTACTTCATTTTTCAATCCGTCTGAAGGCATGAATGTTCCATCCGGACTTCGCTTCCTGAAATATATTCTTCTTAACCATCCATGTCTGCAATAACACCCACCTTTGTATTCAAATAAATCATATTTTGATGATCCTTTTTTTGCAAATTGTCCATTGATGCTTTCATCAGACATTTTATTTATGTCTTCAAGCCTCCATTCAAGGCCCTGTCTTGACCATGCCATCATCATTTCACAGAATTCCCTTGACTTATTGCCATTTTCATTTGGTGTGTTATTCACCTTTGAATAATAATACCTTACTTTATAAAGACCGGTGTCACCTTCGCTTGATTTTTGATCAGGATCTGCCATTGATTTTGTAGGCATTTTATTGACAGCAAAATTCTGAAGATTATCTTCAATTTGATTTATTGTTTTTAGATCAGAATTTTCATCACCTTCATCAGCTAATAAACCCCATGCAGATTCATCATTTTTTTCTGCATAACCTTCTAATTTTGAAAGAAAATAAGACCCTAATTCATCAGACATGTATGGCCTGTCATCCTTTTTTTTTTTGGAAATTTTAGACAGCAATTGTTCCGTGTCTTTACTAAAGAACCCTTTTGCAACTTCTTCCGGCAACTGAAGGAACTGAACCAAGAATACAATGGCTTGTGCTTCATTTAAGATGCCTTCCTGAACCTTTGCAACAATATCAATTGCTGAACTAATCTGTGCGCCATTATATGATGCGTCAACCTTTTCAACATCTTCAACCATGCCATCAGCTTCTTCACTTATTGTTGCATCTGCATTTGGAATCACTTCTGTTGCAACTTCTTCATTGATTGTTTCAGCTTCTGTGTCTGCAAATTCTGTTTTGAAAAGATCAAATGGTTTGAAATATAAATTTAAAGAAATACCACTTTCAGCCATTAACACCTTCAATGCATCAATTATCACATCTCTAAATGGTTCAATGATTGTCTGTTCAAACAATGCTGATGCTGTCTGAAGTTCTTCAGCATTATTTCCTAATCCACCGGAATCAATTACACCAAATAATCTTGGTGAAACAACTCGTGACTGATCATCACTTTCTTTGTGATTTCTTCTGAAAGGAATTGATATTGTTTGTCTGCATCAGACAATGGAACAGGTGTGATTTCAGGTGTTGTATCTCTACCATCTGAAAAGGTACAAAGAAATTTACCTGCATTTGTAGATCCTGCAAGTTCTTCTTCAATAGTTCTTTTTATTTCTTCACGTTTCTGTCTTGGTGGAATACCATTTGCAAAGTTGATTACAAATGAAGGTGCTAATCCTTTCTCAATTTGTGACAAATGAAATTGTGAAACATTCTTATCAAGTTCAATGTAATTCCATGCACCAATGTAATCAGGTTTCGGATAATAATATGATCCAACAGAATTCATCTTGACACATAATACTTGTGTCGGATAAACTGATTTTGCTTTTGGATTAAATGATTTTAATTCTGTATATTTTGCCCTACTTCCGGCTGACCAATCTTGTGAATAATAATACCAATCAACATCACCTTCTTCATCAACATGACCTGACCTTATTGTTTCATAAGGCAACACTTCCATGTCAACAACTTCAGTTCTGTCAAGACTATATGTAAAAGATATATAAAACCCTCCATGAAGTTTCAAATCCATACACATCAATTGAATGTCATTTTTACCGATCTTTTTGTTTATCAGCTTATTGAATTTCACCCAATCTTCGGCATGTCTTTCTTTGTTGTCTGCATCAATTCCACCTCCATATATCCATGATGATATTGAATTTACAAGTGCATTGTGTGTGGCTGAATTTTGATACAAGTCAATGGTGTGTTGTGGAAATAGATTGTCAATTCCATACCATATGAAATCTGATCCCCTCTTTGCAAATTCTGATGAATCAGTCAATGCATAGGAAGAACCCATTGCACCAAAATTAAATGTGTCTTTTTTAGCCATTGTATGATATTGTTGCAGGAATGTCAACTTGTGTCACCCCTGATTGTGAATTTTGATAATGATCATTTACAAAGTTGTCATTGTGAACCAATGCCATTCCCCTGTTTACTTCCAATGTGATCAGCTGTGAATCAGAAGATGTTGCACCATATGATCCATAAAATACTTTGTAATCATATAAACCTTCAGATGTCAAATTCAAGTGAAATGTTTGTGTTATATCATCTAAATAAAGAAAGAATTGTTTTGATCTTGGGAAATTATCTTCTGCATATATTTCACCAAGTTGACTGAAGTATTTTTTCTGTGTTGCCTGTTCAATCAATTCAACATAGTATGTTGCAAATGCTGTGTTCATGTTTGAATTTGGTGTGTATTGTGCATTTGGTGACAATACATCCGTGCAATTTATAGATGATGAAACCCTTGTTGAATACACATCAATTGAAAATAAATTCTGAACCCCATTTGAAGATCTTAAGTGCAACATATCAATCCTCCTTTTTAGATTTCTTTTTCTTTATTTCTTCAAACAATTGTGGCTGTTCAATTTGCAAAACTTTGAATTTCTTTTCATCCATTACTTCAGATAAAAGAATTTTATTTCCTTTATTGTGAAGGATGCAACCAATGTATTTTTCTTTCAGCTTCATAATATAAATTTAATAAAAAAAGGATGATGAAATACCTCCATCACCCCTTTTTCGTTTCAACCAAAAAACTAATCTTTAAACCTGTGCTGTATCATATTGTTCTGCTGACAATGTCAACTGACTTGAAAATGAAGTGAATGGACTTGCTGTTGAAAGATTAAATGCCGGAACAGGTTCTGCACCTGTCATGTTTACTACATATCCAACATAATCACCAAAGGCAACATCACCACCATGTGCGTATGTTCCACCTGTTACTTCAACACCATTTTCCAATCCAACCAAATAATAAACTCCATTATTGTCAAGAACTATCATTTGCCATAAACCTTCAACAATGTTTTGCATTCTTGCCCATGATTCTTCAGATTCATGTGACAACTGAAATTCAAATTCAGATTGATATGCAACTGCTCCACCCTTACCTGTCAATATTGTTTGATTGAAGGAAGATGATTGTCTGTCAAGATCAAATTCAAACATAGTCAATGCATTTGTGTCTGCTGTTGTCAATGCTGTTACTGCACCAATATTTGCTCCTGTTGTTGATGTTGTCACAGCTGTCAATCTTGCTGCATCATAATAGTTTGCCAAATAGATCTTTTTGATACCTCCGACTTGACCACCACAAAAATAGCCTCTCCCACTTGTAATTGTACATCCTGCCATTACTAACTTATTTTATTTTGTTAATGAATGGAAGGTGATCAATCAAGACCACCTTCATATTCATTTAATTATACGAACCAAACAACGTCAGCAACAACACCGATTGCTGTACCTACTCCAAATCTCATTGTGATTCTGTAATTGTCAGAACCATCCAATGGTGTCATGTCAATTGCCTGTGCTAATGAATCAGAATCTGCTGTTCCAATACCTACAAAGATATTGTCTTTTTTACCTACACATGCTTCACCTGATGCAATTCCATTTGCAGATACCAATTTGTAACCTAAAAATTTAGTTTGTGGTGCACCTGCAACAGCTGAATTGTATCCATCACCTGTCTGACCTACTGCAAGATTGTATGCAGAAATGGTTGCTGGATTCACATAAATGTTTGTGTTTTCATAATCACCTACAATTCCTGCCGGCATTGCATTTACTATTTCTTGCAATCCTGCCAAAACCGTAGCTGATGCATCAATTGCATTTGCCAATGCTGTTGCTCCTGCTGTATCACCTGATTTCTTCTTAATACCATCAAATGCAGTATATGCAGATGCTGTTGAATTACCCATCCAAATATTGTTTTCAATATCTGCTTGTACATATTTTGCAACATACAAAAGGATTGCATCAGCAAAGTCATTTGGGACACCTGAATTAATGCTGTATGCATCACCTTGCCACCATGTCTTGAATTGTGACTTACAAAGTTGAAGATTTACCATTTGATCAGTAATGTCCAAAGATGCTTCA